TTCCCACCAACGACGAACAGCTTATGCTTCTTAGCGTCGGCCATGCGATCTCCCGCTGTTCTTATACCCGACTGGAGGCCGCACCTAGAGAGAGGCGAGCAGGTCAAGTGGATTGATGTCGTAGCGCTCTAGATAGCGAGCCACGACTCCGCGCTTGGGTATGCAGTGGCTTGCATTGCGGCCGCGATAAATTAGCGAATCCGGCGTCACGGTCTTCCTGTTCGCGATGACGACACCGGTCTTGATCACGACGTAGCCGCTGGTTTGGAGCTTCATGGCGAAGCGTATGAAGTCCTTGTAGCGGTGCCAAGCTCCGTAGTCCTTGCAATAGTTGGCGCCGAAGCCTTTTTGTTCGCGGCAACATGGTTCAAAGTCGCGCAGAACAGCAGCCTCAAGCTGCGCGAGCCTAATCCCATCTGGTAGCTCAGGAAGCCGGCGGACCAGAAAACTAACGGCGATGTTACGTCGGTCGTTCACGTTAGTCGTGGGGAGCCCATTGCGGTTCGTCACATGGAACTCCAAGACGCTCTCTTAGTCAGCTGCGCCGGCTAGAAGAGTGAGCGGGTCGCTCATAGGGATCTTATCAACAATGTTGATGACACGCTTATGGAGGCGGCTCATGTAGCGCTCTGTCTTATCGTTGCGCGATACGGCACCGCTACCGCCGCCACCGGTATAGGAGAGCAGACCGCGCTCGATGATGAACCTCAGCATACACTCCGGCGAAGCCTGCCGTGAGTGTTTGTAGAAGTCAAAGCCCTTCAGCCTAGCCTCAGCGATGTCCTTGCCTAGGTTGGCAAGAAGGTCGTTGTATCGGATTGACGACGACGCCGGAACACGACTGATGATGACAGCGTTCACGACTGTCTGATTCGGCGGCGCACCACGACCGGCATACTTCATGTAGACACTCCTATTACCTCTTCTACCTGGTAGCGACTTGCGCGAGTCATGAATACCGCCACGGCATCAGGTCACGGTTATTGATTTTGAATCGTTTACCGGCCCAGTCGACCTCTACGTGTGCGAGTTCTTGTGACCGCTTGGTGAGCCCTAAGACATCGAACGCCTCATTTAGACAGGACGTGCGTGTTGGAAGGACTACGTAGTGAGTAGTAGTCGTGCCGCTTGTTCTGTAAACCAGTAGGTTTAATTCGGAGCCCGCATTGTCAATCCCCACTCCTGCCGCTCTGGCCCCGTTGCGACAACATACCCAGTGGTAGACGACAAACGGCAACTCGGCCTGTGTTATGCGCCGACCCCGACCAGCCCAGTTGGTCGGCCTATCGAAAACTCGACCTGCGATAGTCTGGATCCTATCCTTCTTCGTTAGTTGTTGGTGCTTAAGTCTCAGCGCACGACGCCTCTTGTGAACATTCGATTGACGTTCAACCTCTGCTTGAAGCTCAGCTAAGAACTGGCTCTGATCGTCTGTGTCGTCGTAGAGCATGCTCGCCAAACGTGTAGCATCGATGATCGCGTTCCTTACGGCGTAGGATATCTTGGCGATCAACGCTTGGTGCGAGAGCGTGAGTAGCGCAAGTATATCTAGCGTCGTGAGTTCCACTCGTTGTTGACGGATCCGACCCATCATTATTGATGACCGGTCTTGATCCGACACTGAGGCTCACCTTGGGTATAAGTAGCTTCAGAGAAGGTCAACATGGAGAGCATGATGGCAAAAAGGTCGGTACACACGGCTAAGCAAGTTCTCGAAAAGCTTAGTGCTGATAGTGGTGGGCTTGCGGGACTCATCACCTCTCCATTTGGAGCGCTAAATGAGCTTGTACGCAAAAACGCCGAAACTGTCATGGACCCGAACCTGTGTGATGACCTAGTTGATCGCCTTCTATCGACCGGCAAAGAGGTCTACACGCCTGATGAGGCAGTTAAACTGCTCTCAGTAGCCGACCTTGCCGGTCTAGTAGTCCATCCATATTTCATCAGAGCGGCTGCCCGCCGTGGCTTCTCCTTCTACATTAGCTCTGATGGTCAGCTTAACCGACAGACGCACGTAAGCACGCCGATGTTGGCGGCACCTGTGGTCGATGGCGCGTTGGATCAGGATTTTTATGTCGAACCTCCTTGGTTCGTTGCTCTGGAGCGCTTCATTCAGAACAACCAGCCGGTTCTACTCATCGGACCGGCTGGCAGCGGTAAATCGGAATCAGTCGAGCGCCTCTTTAAGAAGCGTAGTCAACCCCTGCAGATCATCTCGTGTACGCCGGCAATGTCGGCCGACGACTTCGAGGGCAAGATCGATATCCGTGGTGGGGAGACAGTGTTCACACTTTCACCGTGCTCTTTGGCTGTAAAAGAGGGTCACGGTCTACTGCTGGACGAGGTCGATGCGGCGCCGGCTGAGGCCTGCTACTCCCTCTACAGAGCCTTGACTGGCAAGGATATGCGTATTGCCAGACAGGGCTACGAAGGGGCCGTTCCTCTACATAAGAACTTCAGAGCTGTAGGCACACAGAACACCGAAGGACGCGGTGATGATCGGGGATTGCATCACGGTCGGTCTCACCAGGATGAGGCCTTCCTCGATCGTTGGCCAGTCTATATTCGCGTAGATTATCCGACGAACGACATTGAGGTTCTGATCCTGTGCAAGAGGACCGGAGTCCCAAAGAAGCAGGCTGAGAAGATCGTAAAGACAGCCACTGAACTTCGTCGTGCGCTCGCTTCCGACCGGATCATGTTCGCAATGACCATGAGACGAACTATCTCGATCGCGAGCAGTATCGCGGCCGGATTCACACCTGAGGACGCCTGGAAATTCGCGGTTCAGAATAGGGCCACTCCTGAGGATTGCCAGACGATCGAAGACTTTGTCAACAGGGTCTACGGATCGACGGCCAAAAAGCCGGTGAGCTGAGGAGAACATGAAGATCATCAACGCGACAGCTTGGTCAACCGACGCCCTCAAGTCAGTGGTGGATAGGGCCTGTCAAGAGATCAAGGAGCTGGAGAACTGTCGACACCCAGCTTACGAAGAGATATGTTTCAAGCCTACAAGCAGCTACCACAAGCCCGTCCATGCCACTGAGTCGAGGACCAGTAGGCAGCGCCTCGATGTCCTCCTTTGGCAGCCAGTCAAGTTCAAGAACAAGCTCGACGAGCTGACGTTAATTGCGGCTGTGACCGGTGACGACGGTTTCGTCATGCCGCCGTTAGCCGCCGCTCAACTGCTCGTGCACATCAAGGACGGGCTTGGTGGACGTTATGGCTACGGTAAGGAGCTGGACGAGGTCGCAAAGAGTGTTAAGAATCCGCCGGTCGTCCCTGAACGATCGGCTGAATACGGCAGAATCGATGAGGCTGAGATGGCGCTCGCGCAGGCAAAGCTCGATCTCGCGACCGTCCGAGAGAAGTTCGAAGCCGCAGAGGCCAGCTTTCTTAGGCGGATCGACAAGTTCCAGAACACCATTGACTTCAACAAGAAAAAACTCGACAAGGTGAAGTCTCAGTCACCCGTAAGGACATAGACTGGTCGATGCTGTCGAGTATACTCCGGAGATGGACACCCAACCTATCACCTATGTGACGAACTCCTCAATCGTTTATATCGCTGATTTTGAGACGTCGCTTGCTGCCGCCGCTGGCTGCGATCTTATATTCACATCGCCACCATATGAAAATGCTAGGACCTACGGGAACGACGTCTCGTGGTCATTCGAGGATTACCAGCGACTTGGCGACGCGGCTCACGCGTCGCTAAAGCCTGGCGGTCACATGCTAATGGTTCTAAATGGGCCAGTCTACCAGTGGCGCAAGGGCAAGGGCACTGAGCGCTCCTTCATGCCATTTAAGGTCATGCTCGACTGGGCGGAACGCATCGGATTCCGTGTTCCTGACCGACTCGTCTACGGTAGAAGAGGAACGATCGGGCGATTCCTCGGACGGTTCAGGAACGACTGGGAACCCTTGTTTTGGTTCCAGAAGGTTGGCGGCGAGTCCAAGCCGTTTTTTGATAAGACATGCCTCAATGAAGAGGCTTCCACCAAATCAACGGGTGCGGCCTCTACAAGATTGAAGAATGGCAATTTCAAGAGGCGGGTGTTGTCCGGCTCAATAATCGCAGCCGGTGTCCGCGAGCGTGGAACTCTTTGGAACTACAGTTCAGTAGGTGGTCGTGGCAACGACGAACCGGAGGCTATCGCAACGAATCATCCGGCTAGGTTTTGCATGCGACTTGCGGAGGATGTCGTTAGATGTTTCTGCCCACCAGGCGGATTAGTGTGCGACCCCTTCGTCGGGTCCGGAAACACAGCCGTGGCCTCTGTAAGGTACGGCCGCGATTTCGTAGGAGGAGACCTCTTCGGGGACTCCAATAATAAGAGTTGGGCGTTGTGGACACACGAACGTGTAATCGGCGAACTCGAAAAGCTCTCCAAAGAGACGCCTGTAACCATCGAAACCACTGACATGCGGAGTGATAATGCTGGACAAAGTTCTTCGATACCCGGATTCACGACTCCGCCAGAAGGCTGAGCGGATGACGAACATCACGCTTGACGACAAGCGACGAGCGTTTGACATGCTCAAGCTTATGCGGGAAGACGGCGGCATAGGGCTCGCCGCGCCGCAGGTTGTGTAGCATAGGGCTTGCAGTATTACTGATGCACAGATAGTCTTCCATCAGTTGGAGGACATCTGTGGCTTACAAGAATAAGGCCGATGAGCGGGCGAACCAAAGAGTTCACGACCGGAACCGGCAAGTTAAAAAGAGGCTATTAGGATTATGCATCAGTGGTGGTTGCAAGGCCGTGATCGCGGCAGACCATAATTACTGCTCTGAGCATCTAAACTATGCGAGAGACCGTTCCAAGACTACTAGAGCTGCCAAAAGGTTAATTGGCGCCTGCCTGTGGAATGGTTGTAACGAAAGCGCCGCCGTTAGTCGGTCCTATTGTTCAGATCATCTGATCTACACCTCTTCACAAAGGAAGGCCAAACGAGAAAAAAATACCAAACTTGGTCTTTGTACTGCGTGTAGTTCACCGATCGAAGTGGGAAGCACAAATAGAAAATGTCGAGCATGTGTTGAGTCATATCTGGTTCAGAGACGAACACCAGGTCGACGATATGCAGCGAACCGATGGGAGGCCAAGAAACGTGGCAAGTCCTGGACGCTTTCTAAGGAAGACTATTGTCGACTCGCGGTTGCGCCTTGTAACTACTGCGGACTGCCTAGTAAGGTTGCCTATGGCGTCGGACTTGATCGACTCGACAACAGTAAGGGTTACGAAATTGAGAATGTGGTAAGCTGTTGTGATATATGCAATTCTGTTCGCAATAACATATTCTCTCCTTCTGAAATGAAAGAACTTGGTGTTGTTGTTGGTCGGATACTGACCAGGCGCGGCACGAACGGTTACCGACACTGGTCAAAATCAAATGGAGTGGAGTAGATGACCGATTCGATACTCATTTATCCAGACCCACGGTTGCGATTAAAGGCTGAATTCATCACGAATCTAACTCTGGACGATAAAAGGCGCGCGTTTGATTTACTTAGGCTTATGCGTAGTGAGGGCGGAATAGGTTTGAGTGCCAGCCAGGTTGGCTGGAACGCGCAACTAGTGGTTTGCAATTTGACCGGCAAGCCGGAAGACGATCTCATCCTCGTCAATCCGGTCATCGCAGAGCCATCGAAGGCGACATGGCTCGAAGAAGAGGGATGTCTCTCTGTCCCCGGCGTCCGTGCCAAGGTTGAGCGGCCGCAGACGTGCAAAGTCCTTGCGGCCAGCCTGGATGGCGAGATCTTGGCCTTCGGCGTCAAGGGGATGCTAGGCCGATGCCTAATGCACGAAATTGACCACCTCGAAGGCGTTTTGTTCATCGATCGGTTGACACCTGCACGCAAAGTTGCAATTAGAGGCAAACTCAAGCGGCTTGAAGCCGGACCCGATCGGTAGAACTAGTGCATGAACAGACGACCTAGGGTGCTTGACTTCGTCTCAACGACCAGTAAGAAGGCCGCAGCGGTCAAGTACAAGAAGAACTGGCTTCGTTACTCAGAGTCACCGGCTGAGCTTCTTCCGGGCTACACCTGGATCTTCACTGATGGCTCGACTACTGGCTGGCACGCAGCAGTTCTCATATTGCCTCACCTTAGCATCCACAAAATCGCGGCCCACTCCCAACCAACACCGACTCGTAACGTCGGCGCTGAGATGAACGGACTCATCTTAGGGCTCAAGCACGCCCAACCAGGAATTCCTGTATGGGTCGTACATGACTATGTCGGCGTCGGAGCTTGGATCACCGGTGGTTGGGAGGTCAAGAGTCCTGAGGTTCAGGACCAGATCCGTGAAGTCATGAAGATCATCGATGAGCGTGATCTGACGTTGAACTTCTTTCATCATGGCGGCCATCAACGGGACGATAGCCAGTTCACCAAGTTCAATAATCTGGCCGACGCTCTTTGCTCCGGTAAGAAGGCCATAAGCTTGGTGGAGCAGTGGAAGTAACCGGTGACTAGACCGAACTCCAACCACTTGATGTCGGCCCAGGAGGCGATTGCCAGCGCGTTTACGGACAACAATGTCGCAGTTGTTTGGGATGCTGTTTCACCTTGGGCGGATGTCGAAAATCGCACTGTTCATCTCAGACCGATCCCTGATCTACTCTCAGACGAGGCTGTCGAGGATGTTCGCGGTGACTGCGACCACGAGTTGGGGCACATCAAGTTCACCGACCGTGCAGCCTTCGCCGGTGTAGACCGCAAGATGGTCAAGACCATCATGAACTCCATCGAGGACGGCCGGATCGAACGACTCATGGCCCAGGAGTGGTTCGGCTGCGGTGAGAACCTCGAACGCTCTTCGGTGCGTGCCATCGCAAGAATTGTGGCCGCGACCAAGGATGACGGTGAGCTAGGACTGAGAGCACGCGCTCTCTGCGGCATGAGTCTACTCGCCTATGGCCGCGACATCGACTATGTGGCGGCCAAGTTGGGAGAGGACCTCCGAGATCTCTACGCGCCGGTCGCAGACCTGGTCGCGCGAGTTACCAACTGCACCTCCACGCTTGAAGTAGTAGACGTCGCTCGTGAACTTGCCGACTACTGGCACTGGCAGCCCGTCGAGACCTCGACTGAGGTATACGCAGCACCAGAAGACGCGGCCGCTGATGAATTGTCAGTCTACGCGCTAAGCGCCGCCGCTGAGCGCAAGGGCGCCGTGAGCAAGCTGGAGTTCACGCCATCCAACTCTTACAGGTCGCGATCCGACAATGATCGAGTCGAAACGATACGGCGGCCATCCTTTGATGTCTACAAGCTTTACGGCGTCTTCTTTGATGGAATCCGAAAGATCGTTCCAACTCTGCGACGGCGGCTACTTATGGAGTTCAGGAACGCTGGTCGCAAAGAGTCGCGGCACCTCAAGACTGGCAAGCTCGATGAGAGGTCGCTCCATCGAGTCATAATGGACGATCCACGAGTCTACAAGGCGTCACGACGAGCGATCACCCATCGATCGGTAGTAACTCTGCTCGTTGACTGCTCATCGTCAATGACTCACAACGCCAGGCCGGAGGCGTCTCCGAACGAGCCAGTTGTCTTTAGATCTAAGCTCTTCATCGCGGCCCAGGCTGCGGCCGCAGTTTCGTCGGTCCTCGATCTTCTAAAGATTCCGAACGAGTGCTTGGCGTTCACGACGACGAGGGCGCCGGTCACGAGCCAGGCTGGATTCGACAGAGTAAGACCGCTTCGGCATTTGATCATCAAACCGTTCAATAAGAGTGCGCACGCCTGTCGAGCCGGGTTTGTGTCGCTGGCGCTCTATGAACAGTGCTCTGAGAACATCGATGGAGAGGCTGTGTTGTGGGCATCCAGGCGCCTACTCTCGAGGGCCCGTAGTCGTGAGAATCCGGTTCTCATTGTCTTCTCTGATGGTGAACCAGCTTCGCAGCCAGAGAGCGTGGATGTATTGAGTCGGCATTTGGTAAGGGCCGTTAAGCAGGTTGAATCGGCCGGTATTACCGTCTTCGGTGTCGGGATTGCGAGTGATGCAGTTAAGCAGTTCTACACAAATTCAGTCGTCGTCTCTAACGTAACCAATCTGGTCGCAGAGTTTTATGAACTACTTAAGAAAGTTCTCCGAGAAAGATTGGTCCTATCTCTTCGGTGATAGGTATAACCCCCTTAGGTCTGATCTCTCGATCTGACCTGTTCTTTGGGCAACGTCAATTCGACAACGCCCCTTGTGTGGAGGCTCTATCATGGCGTATCGAGGCGCAGGAAAGCCGCCGGAGAAGTTCGGCGGTGGTGGCGGTTTCAAAAGCTCAAAGCCCACGTATTACCTCTCTGAGAAGGTGGCGGGCAAGGCTGGTACCGAACTGAAGCTGGTTCGCGGTCTCAAGATCAACATCGAAGAGAAGGATCGTCCGGTCGTCACGCTCGACGCTCTCACGTCGCTCGATGACTGCTACACGACCAACCTTCACGTCTTCAACCTTGGTGATACCAAGGACAACATGGTCGTCTGCTCGAAGACGGAGAACGATCCGAGGCCCTGTCCGGTTTGCCTCGTCTTCAATAAGCCGCCGTCGTGGTTCGCCTGCCTCACTTGCATCGATCGGTCGAAGTGGTCCCCGCCCGATGGCAAGAACAAGGACATCGTCTACACGGACAACCGTCGACTCGTCCTCATCGCTCTCAGCCGTAAGCCCACGATGCAGCTCTACGTGGACAAGGCTAAGGGCGTTCGCGGCTCGAAGTTCACGATCAGCCGCTCGAAGCCCGAAGAGAAGGTCGGCAAGAACGGTGCGAAGTATGTCTCCTTCCAGAACTCGCCTCGTATCGGAGACCTCTGGTTCCCCGAAGGTAAGATGACGGAAGAGGAGATGAAGAAGGACTTCGAGGGAGCGGCGGCCAAGTACGGCCTCCCCGTCGAGACCTTCATCAAGCCGTTCGACTACGACTTCCTCCTCAAGGCGAAGGACCACAAGCAGCTCATGGCCATCGCCAACGCCGTCAAGGACGATCCGACGGCGATGAAGGATTCTGGTGGGCCGTCGTCCAGCAACGAGAACGACGCCAGCGACACGCCAGCGACTACGGCTGGCGCTGAGGCTGAAATCAAGTACTAGTCTCAGGAGTTCCAACCAGCTCGCAAAGACGCCACGCCAATAAATGGCGTGGCGTCTTGCTTTTGAGGATCGGTCTTCAGGTAGAACTACGTAGGAAGAGCGGCGGGAAATGGCGAAGGGTGGGAAGCGGAAACCGGTGCTTCTGGCGGCGGGCGACGTTGATGAACCCGCATGGGATGTTGGGGACCATGGTGATGTGTCTATCCCGTTCCTCATCAGCGCAGCTAAGGCTGAGGGACTGATGGCCTACGATCTAGAAACATCGGGGCTCAACCCTCGTAAACATCGTATCGAGGGTGTCGCGTTCTACATCCCCAATGAGAGGGATCCGGGACGGAAGCCCGTGCGGGCCTGGTTTCCATTTGTTGATGGCACCATGGACTACGCCGATGGCGGCGAGGTCATTTCTACGCGCCCGGCGCTTGATCAGTGCAAGACGATGGAACAGCTGCGAGAGTTGTGGTCGATACCGGGACTGATCGCGGTCCGCCATAACGGTGGATTCGACGATGCGTTCCTCTACACAGCCAGCGGTACAGACACTCCGATCATAATCAAGAACATGATCGCGGACAGCATGCTCGCCGACTATGTCGCCGACGAACGGCACCTGCAATACGGGTTGAAGCGGCGAGTCGAACAGGTTTTCGGACACCGTATGACGACCTATGAGGAGGCGTCCGGCAAACAGAGTGTATTTTCGTTCGCAAACAAAAGGCCTCTTGGCGCTTACGCTATGGATGACACGACATGGACCTTCCGTCTTTGGAAGTGGGCTATGGAGTCTTTGCGCCAGCAAGATCCTCCGCGCGAGCACAAGGGCTCTGACTGGAAGTCGCCGTGGTTCGATGATGGTCTTCCCGGAGTCTTCAGTGACTTGGAAAAGATCTTCTGGAACGTTGAGATGAAGGTTCAACGCGTTCTCATGGAGATGGAGATCCAAGGCTGCCTCATTGACTGGGAGTGGTTGGTGCAGGTTGAGCAGCGCTTGGAAAGCGAAAAGCTCGCCATCATGGAAGAGATCCAGAAGTTGGCCGGCTGGGCGCCGAACTTGAGATCCCCTAAGCAGGTCAGTGACTTCCTCTACAAACCAAAAGAGGAGGGAGGTCTTGGGCTGTCAACAGACAATCTTGATGACACCTACAATGAGAGCGCTGATACCTACTCAACCGCTGACAAGGCCATAGCGCACTTCGGAAAGAAGGAGCCGATTGTGAAGCTCCTACTTGACTATCGATCGAAGGAAGTAATATCAAGATCGTTCTCACAGAAGCTTATCGGCATCGCGCAAGATGAGGGCCGTGTTCATGCACGTTTTAGGCAAACTGGTACAAAAATCGGAAGACTTTCTTGTGCAGATCCAGTAAACCTTATGAATCAGCCTCGTGAAAAGAATCTAATTCGCAAGTCTTTCTGCGCAAGGCTGCCAAACGACACAGATTCTGATAGCAGCAAGTTGATTATGCTGGATGCTGATTATTCACAAATGGAACTGAGAATGGCGGCCCATCTCTCCCAGGAGAAGGGCATGCTTGAGGTCTTTCGCAACACTGCTGGGTGTAAGAATGGTAAGGACGGCGATGGCGTAGCCGGCGGCCCGTGTGATCGCTACATGCACTTTAAGTGCTTCGCTGATGGTTGCGGCAAGATTGGCATACCTAAGACAGAGCACGGAATTGCATCCTGCGGCTCATGCAACTCACCAAAGGTAGAACACCAGAAGCGCTGTCGACACGTCGATTTGCATCAAAGAACAGCAGAAGATGTAAACGTTAAGCGCGACCCACTTGCCAAGAATTCAAACTTCGGACTTCTTTACGAGATGGGGGCTCTTAAGTTCGCGATCTACTGTGATCTCTATGACGACGCCGGACATCCGCGCGTCGACTACGCTCGGGAGTTGATCGAGAAATGGCATGAGGCCTATCCCGGGATCAAGCCGTGGCACAAGACCGTCATCGCGAAGCTGATCAAAAATCACTTGGTAGCTTACAACCTTATGCGGAGGCGTCGTCGGTTGGATGATGACTATCGGCTTTCCGATCATCGGGCCGGCAGACAGGCGATCCAGTTTGAGGTTTCTGGGAGCTGCCAAGAGATCATAAAGCTCGCCATGATAAGGATTTATGATGAGAGGAATCGACGTGTCTCCTCGACTGGACCAGCCGAATCTAAGTTGTGGGAGCAGTTTAGATTCTTGATTCAGGTCCACGATGAATTGGTTCTTCAGGGTCGGGAAGAACTGCGCGAAGAGATGATGTCTATCATCAAAACCTACATGGAAGGAGCGGCCAAGAATCTTTCTGTGCCCTTCCTGGTCGACGTAAGGAGTGGTGTTAACTGGGAGGCTGCTCACTGATGATTTTCCGTTATGGCGAGCAGGTCGTCTACCCTGTCAAAGGCGAGCCGGACGGCCGGCGTGGTTGGGTTTGCAAGCCACCTGTCGGGCACCCAGTAAGGCAGCCTGATGGCTCGTTTAAGAGCCTTGCGCCGCCATATTACGAGGGTGGCGCTTTCGTGCTCAGCAAGGCCCACAATTCACCGATGTGGTTCGATGGTCAGCACCTCAAGATCGTGACCGCGCTTGATCGGCTTGCCGAAGAGACCTAGCGCGATGCGTCATCGTGTGCGACTGCACAAGGATTTACTACGCAGAGGTCGTCAGCATCGGGTAGAACGGGTTATCCGCGTAGTCTAAAAGAAATAGGAGGCGAATCGTGGGTGTGAAGACCGTTACAAAGCGCGACCTAGTTGACATGGTCGCAGTCAAGACTCCGGGCACGAACAAGACGGAGGTCTTGGCAGTCGTTCAGACGTTCCTCGATGTCATTACGACATCGCTGGGGAATGGCGAACGGATTGAGCTTCGCGACTTCGGTGTGTTCACGCCGCGAGACCGCGCGGCCCGCAAGGCTCGCAATCCGAAGACCGGTGCCGTGGTCGATGTTCCGGCCAGCAAGACTGTCGCATTCAAGCTTGGCAAGGAGTTCAAGACCCGCCTGAACACGAAGGCGGCCGTCAAGGCTCCGTCCGCAACGAAGTAAGGTGGTCGTCGCACGCGGTGTGATCGGTCAGTGCGATACAGTGAGCGGCAGCCGCGTCTACCCCAGGTCTGTAATGATTTCCGCGATGTCCAAGCTCCGTCAGGATCTTGGACATCGCGATTTCGTTATTGGCGACTTTGTCTGGGTCACTGACCCAAAAATGCGGCCGTTCTTACGCGGCTTTATCGTAACCATCGACGACTATCAAGAGCGGTGCACCATCGTGCTCGATGGAGCGCCGAAAGTCTTCTCCCAAATACGCGGCAGTCGTTGGCGGGTACGCTGCTCAAAACTCGTCGCGCCAAGCCTACTAGATCGGTTAGCCTTTGAGGGTGGGACTGGCCGCAGTTCTAAACATCGACCGTGGCCTTCCGCTCACGAGCTTCGGATGGCAGTATCCTGATCGAGAGTTCGATCAATGGCTAAGAAGCCTAAGCAACAAGTAACCTCAGTATGCACCGCGCCCGATTGTGGCCGCAAAACATATGCGACCGGGCACTGCAAGAGACACTACATGCAGATCCTGCGGCACGGTCAACTGACGCCGCAGCGCGAGCACAGAGGCCCAACACCGTGCTCAGCGCCGGCATGCAAGCTCGCGACTGCGATCCACGGCTACTGCCGTAAACACGCTCGACAGATACGACTCTACGGTCAGTTGACGCCGGACCGCGAGTACCTACTAGGTCAGAAGAGCTGCGCAGAGCCGGGCTGCACGGCCCATGTCCGTGCGAAAGCCTTGTGCGCGCGACACTACAATAAAGGTTGGCGAAAGGCTAACGATGCAGGAGCCAACCAGCCGCAATAAATGACGCAAAAGTCGAGACCCACATCACAATCTTGAGGAGACTGAATCGAGCCGGTTGGTGCACGAGCGTTAGCTCAGGCTTAGCGAATGTCGTAAGCCGACCGCTGTCGTCTCTCACCAGCCAGGCATCCAACCGAAGCACCTCGTCGGACTTGGTGCGCTCGCGAGTGTAGGTGCCGTCCGGTGTGTCGATCTCAAGCTTCGGAGCGCGGACATTGATGGTTGTCCCGGCGATGATCGTGAGTGGCCCTCTTCCAGTCGCCTTTGACCAGACGATGTCGCCGATCTTAGGTTCACGGGTAGGTTCGATCTTGGTGGATGCATCGACTGATTTGAGCGCCGGGATCGGCGTCGTGTCTTCCTCAGTCTCTTCGAACCCCGTGACCATGTCGTCAAACTCCATTGACCCGCCTCCTTTTGTGGTAAGAGCGACATTGGCTCCGCTGTCGGCGGCCATTGCCTCGGATCGCACCGTAGGCGGAGAGATCAACGAGACCGACAGCCGCACTTCGCAGGCAGCCGCCGCGTTAGTTGACGCCGCTACTGGAGCAGTAGGAACGGTCGGCGGCACTGCGGACGGTGCGGCGTTTACCGTATAGGTAGTGCTAGGCAGTGGAACGCGACCGCTGATAATCGGCTTCTTGACGATCTCATCGCCAGAGGCTGTGAATACTTGCTCACAGCCACAGTGGCAGATGTAGGCGTAAACGGCGGTCGGCTGCAGCGTGCTTACGCTAACCGTCCTCGGACCAGCATCGGTTAGGTAGGTGAAATTCGGATTAGACGTGTTCTGGCTCATGTCTACGTATACCTGCCATCCGGCATTGCTGCCCGTCGAAGAGGTGAAACTACTATGGATGTTGGGGTGTTGGCTGTTACGATAGTCCATGGTTTACCAACCAGTGTGAGGACAGAATGGCTCGTGTAGTGTCAGTCGACAAGTCCTTCCGTGCGGATGGCGAGAAGTATTTCGTCACGATGCAGAACGACGATGGGTCGAAGCAACAGATCGAGGTCGGTGAAAGCGAGGCTAAGCGCTTCCAGCAAGCACTCAAAGAGAGCAAGCCAGGCGGACCACGCCTGCTAACCGAAACACTTCCCTAGGAGCGTTAGCACCAATGACTAAGCGCCAGCCCCCGAAGCCAGAGCCCTCTGAGCCTGACGAGGATAGGACTTCGGACGGGCCAGCTCCATGGAACGTTGAAGTTGAGTTTGTCGACCTAGGTCGAAAGAGCGTGATGCATTCTATCTACGGAGCCAGCTTCGACTCTGAGCGCGTCTATCTTCTGCTGGAAGACGGGAAGCATGCCGCTTACCCTCACGACATCGTGCGCAAGGTCCTGGTGATGCACTCTTCTAAATACGATGGCTACATTGAGTCCAAACAATCGCCTAGTAGTGAGGAAGTGTCCGAGTGAAGCGTGTGTTGGCCGCGTTTCGCCTGCTGTCGCCCAAGCAGCATAAGCTCGGCCCGCTCCGCATCTCTGCAAATTACGATGTTCCGGCTGAGGGCATCGGCGATTTTCTCGATGCAAGCTATATCGCGGTCGAGAAGTTAAGAGCTTTCGGCCTCCGCGACAGAGACTTTGGCGGAGCGATTAAAGTTGTCCATCGTGAACCCGGAGAGCGCGCCAATGGTCGCTACGCACCAGAGAGCGACGAGTCGAAGATCTTCTACCCTCAGGTAAGAGGGGCGCCCGATTGGTTGTGGACTATTGTCCACGAGCTTGCGCATCGCGTTTGGTACAAGCTCCTCTCTAAGGATGCCAAAGAGGTTTGGACCGTCATCGCAAACAGCATGGGGAAACCGATCCCGCCCAGTGCTGCCGATGCAATCACACGGCTTGTCTCTAAGCACCCGGACAGACACAACTTATGGTTTTTCTTCAAGAAGCACTTTGGACCAGACCTTGAGGCGTTCAAGGCTTGGCTCCAGACCAAGCGTGTCTCTAACGAGTTTCCGACCGACTACTCGAACGCTGATCCGGCTGAGTCTTTTGCGGAAGTCATGGCCGATACAATCCTAGGTCGCGGCCGGATTGGACTCAGGATGCAGCGATCTGGTTCAACCATGAAGAAGGTTCTTCTGAGCTTGGTCGCACCGTTCAGGAACCGTGAGATCTTTGAGGACTCGTTGTTGGAGCAGAGCGACGAGAACTTCCTGCAGTCCCAGATTGACCTACCGAGTGTGGCCGGGCCGCTCAGTAAATGGGTCGCCGATAATCTCGCTGAGTCGATGATCGAGCGAGTCGAACGGCGGCCACACGTCACCTTGGTCTACGGTCTAGATCGACAGGACCAACAGCTCATAGCCGAAGCCGGCGCCGATTATGGGCGACCAATTAGGGTCTCGCTAGGCGCCATGAACTTCTTCGACGCGCCTGATCACGACGTGCTTTATATCGAGATCGTGAGTGAGGGCCTGCTGGGGCTCCGGCGCGCGCTTATGAAGCTGCCGCATACTCGTAGTCAAACGCACGACGACTATATCCCGCACATGACAGTCGCCTATCTGAAGAGAGGCAAGGCTGCGCGGTTTAAGGGCACAACGCCGTTGCGCGCCGTGGCGTCCCGAGATGGATTCTCCGTGATCGATGCTCTCGGAACAGAGACTTTTATTCCTACAGTTCTTGAGCAAGCGGCGGCTAGCCCAATCCTGCTTGCCGATCGATAGTAGGTTGAGGGGTGTATGGGTCTTCGCGGTGACATGAGGATCGAGACGACCTCTGGTCCGGTCTCTGTTTCTGAACTTGCCCGACGTTGCGAGACTAGCCAAGGCCTCTCAGTTTCAGTCTTCGTTTGGACCGGAACGCGGTTCTACGTAGCCAAGGCTTTAGACTTCAGGGCAATAGGGCAAGAGCAGATCTTTATAGTCGAACTAGATAGCGGTGACAGGCTGTATGTGTCCGCCAGTTCAAGCTTTGTGATGCTTAACCGCACCACGAAGTTGCCACCTGAACTCGTTGACGGCGATAGCCTTCTACCGCTCTACACCAGCGAAGACGCCCACGGTTACCCGACCTATAAAGAGCCAGGAACGACACAACCTTATAAATTCTCAAGACTTGTGGCTGAGTGGAAGACTGGTCAGAAACTACCACCCGGTACGTTCGTCGAGCACATTGACAAAAACCGAAAGAACTACCACCCCGATAACTTGCAGATTACGCAGAACATCGCCAAGGCATCTAAGTCTAGGTCTTATGGCATTATACAGGCGGTCGAGGACGCTCAAGCGCTGTTCGATGAATACGACCAGCTGGGCTCCAGCTCTGCGAGTATCATCCTTAAGCCCAATCACCGGGTGCTCTCAGTGGAAGTGGGCCACTTAGAGGACGTCTTCACGGCGACAATAGATACCGCAGATACGGTTGCTGTTTCCGGCGTTTTCCTTAAGATATGAAGTTGGTAGACTATAGGTCTAGATTACCGAAGCCGGACTGAGGTTAATGTGGGTCTAAGAGACGACGCTATTACGTTCCTACGCCAAGTGTTCGGCCGCGAACGCGCCGAACGCGAGAGGGCGGAGTCTCCCTCAGCTGAAGCTGAACGAAACCTACCGTCTTCGATTTTCAGTGTTTGGGGACGCGAAGACGTCGGCGGCCTGCTCACCGTCTCTCAGAACTTGATGGATAAGTTCGCCGACTGCGAACAGATGGATGAGTACCCCGACATTAACTGTCTAGCAGGTGATACGAAGGTCTATATCGCTGAAGGCTCAGTGATTAAACCGGCCGCAATTCATGATCTGGCCGCTGAGGGCGGCGGCTACCAGATCCTTGCTTACGACCTGGAGACCTCCAAGCTCGTCCTCGTGCAAGGCGAAAACCCCAGACTCACGGCCAATAACATTCCGGTCATTGCTATCAAGCTGAGCAACGGCGAGACGATCAAGTGCACGAAGGACCATAAGTTCCTCAAGCACGGCACTGGCTACGTGAACGCCGAACTGCTTAAGAAGGACGACAAGATCGTCTCTTCGTGGGCCGGTTTCAGCACGTCTCAACTCAGCATCTTTTCTTATCCGGCGGCCCACTACGTCACCGTGGTGGAGAATCCGTCTGACGCAGGAGTGACTGACGTTTACGATGTCACGACGAAGACGCACAACTTCGTCGCTAACGGCGTTGTGGTTCATAATAGCGCCAACCACTACTTCACGAACGACGCGACGCAGCCTGACATCGACACCGGTCGAACGATTTGGGTCCACTCGAATGACCACGCGCTAAAGGAGCTTGCGGAAACACTGCTCCATAAGCGGCTCAAGATCGAGGACGAGATCTGGAGCATCGTCTACACGACCGTCAAGTACGGAAACGACTACGAGGAGGTCCTAGTCACCGAGAACGGCGTAATCGGCCTCAATGCGCTCCCCGTTCCGACGATGCGTCGTGTCGAGCAGGCTAATGGCTCTCTGATTGGCTACGTCCAAGACATCACAGGTAAGTTCACTCAAGACGCGGCCGACCTTCGCGGCATGCTTGCTGGGCAGACAAAGATCCCGGATCACGTTGCGCTCTTCGAGGAGTGGCAAGTCCTTCACACGCGGCTCCGTGGTACGACTCGTCGGTCTCCTTACGGTGTGAGCATTAGTGACGGCGCTCGCTGGATCTGGAAGCGCCTCGTTCTTCTCGAAGATGCAATGCTCATCTATAAGCTCTGCCTGCGCGGAGACTCGCAGATCTGGACACCTGATGGTCGCAAGGCCATCAAGGACCTCAATGAGGGCGACGAGGTTTACTCGTACACCACAGAAGACAAACTCAAGAAGACAAAGGTCGTCTACAAGAAGCACAACGGGCAAGATCGGATCTTCAAGATCCGCAGTAAGCATCGCGAACTGTTTGCGAACGCGACGCACCCCGTGCTCGTGGAGTGGACTGAGCACTTCGGCAGTGGTAGAGCGAAGGTTCGTCACGCCGACTATGTCGAGGTCAAGAGTCTAGTTCCCGGTAAGCACAGTCTGTTCCTGCCCAAGAAGAATGCCGAGGACTGGGAGCCCGTTCACCTGGTCAAGCCGGAGTTGGTCCGCAAGGCTCGAATCAAGCAATCATCGGTCGCCACCGGGCTGACCAGGAAGATGCCTCTGCCGGATATCGCTAAGAAGCTAGGCGTCCACGCGTATCGGACTGAGGACTTCTTTGCCGGTAACTACGACCTGGTAGCTGACACCGCCGTTGCTCTTCTTGAGGCTAACGGCTACGGATCTGAGCACCTCGACATTAAGGAGAGCTGGAGCGGTCGCACCGGAACACCGGTCTACGGAATCAACGTTCCAGATGTGGTAGATGCAGACTTTTCCCGTTGGTTCGGATTTATGCTCGGCGATGGCTTCATTACAACGCGTCATCACAAGGATGGCTACGAGGCGTGTAACGAGGTCGGCTTCGCTCTTGGCGATGATCAGGAGATGAACTCGCGCTACCGAACGCTGTTTGAGAGGTACGCTGGAACCAATCTAAAACTTGTTGCCGACAACGGTGGACGGCTAGGCTCCTACGCTGTCTATTCCAGCGCGTTCGCAGAGTTTATGAAGCTGAACGGCTTCATTCCTGGAGCGGCAGAAAAGCGGCTGCCCGATTGGATCTACAAGGCACATCCGTCGATCAAGCTCGCGCTGCTCGAAGGTCTCGTCGACGCTGATGGGCATCGTCGGCCTAAGGGCGGTCGGATCTCTATCGAGTTGTGTAACAAGGCACTGCTTGAGGACGTTCGTGAACTGGCCATGCAGCTTGGCCTTATTGTTTGCCTCGTCCGTGAGAGGAATCGGGCTGGTGGTCACGTCGTAGACCAGAAGACCGGTCGACGCATGCCTCCGACTACAAGCTATACACTTGATTTCTACTTCAAGCAGGCACCTCTTAGCGAGCCTATCACGTCCGTCGAAGAGGTCTCGAACGACGACATCTGGGACATTGGCGTTGAGGCGGATGAGCATAACTTCATCGCTAACGGTGTCCCGGTTCACAATACACGCGCTCCGGCCCGCTTCGCATTTTATATCGACGTTACCGATATTCCTGGCGATAAGGTTGAATCCTTCCTAAGAAAAGCAAAGCAAGACCTACGTAAACAGAAGATGGTAAACCCAAGAACCCAGCGGCTTGATATGAGATTCAATCCGATGGATAACTCTGAGGACTTCTTCATCGCTGTCCGTGAGGGCCGCGAACTCGCACGAGTTGAAGTCCTTCAGGGTCCCGATTACCAGGCAACGGACGACGTCGACTACTTTGCCAGGAAGCTTCACGGCGTTCTGAAAGTACCGCGCAGTTATCTTGGCCAGGACGACGCAGTCCCTGGTAAATCGATTCTGTCGAATGAGGACGTCAGGGCCGCGCGCGTAACAATGGGCGTTCAGCGCGAAGTGCGGAACAGCATCCGCCGACTCGTCCAGATCGACCTCGCGGCCCGTGGCATCGACCCGTTCAAGCATGACCTTCAAGTGATGATGACGGTTCCGTCTGGTATCTACGAGCTTGCTCACATGGAGGTCAAGAACGCTCGCGCCGACTTTGCCGGCCGCATTCAGCCCTTCGTCTCCAAGCGCTATATCCAGAAAGTCGTTTTCAAGATGAGTGATGAGGAGATCGACATCCTGGAGAAGGAAATCAAGAAGGAGCAAGAAGAGCAAGCGGCTCAACAGCAGCAGCAGCAGGGCGGCGCTCCGGGCGGCGCGGCATCCGGTCCACTGCAGATGCCGGACACCTCTGGCGCTCTGACTGGAGCGCCAGGCGCAGCGGCTCCGCCTCCTGGCAGCCCAGACATTGGGCCGCCTCCTGGCACCGCTGGTCGGCCCAATACTGCCGGCGAGTGGAAGAGCTTCGACAATGCACGCCGTCTAGAGGAGAAGAAAGAAAAGCTCTCTGAGAAGCGCCATGACGAGATCATGGACACGTTGGTTAAGGTTGTATCGACCGACCGTGCTTTCGCGTCACGCCTCAACCAGACGAACGCCTTCCTGCAAGAGTTCCGGCACACGGCGTTCGCAAGGAATGGCAACGGGTCTGTTGTCGCGGCCCCGCGCGGTCGTGGGCACAAGAAATAACTACGATGCAGTTCTCGATCAAGAGTAACCACGCAGCTGTTCAAAAGGCGATCGATGGGTTGCCCCAGAAGGTCGGCGAGGCTGCTGAGTCAGCTGGAGCTGTATTGGCCGCAGAATTGGCGGCCAAAATCAGATCCATGATTCCGCAAGAGGGTGGCTGGTTCGACGTCTATAGGCACGCCGTCGATTTCATCGAGATCAGTCCAACTGAGTGGGGCATCGCAGGCATCGCACAGCTCTCGTTCGATCAAGTAGAGGCCGATAAGTCGCTGCTTTGGTTCCAAGGTGGCGACGAGGGTGCTCAGATCTTGGGGCAATACAATCCATGGGCGATCGACGCCCTTCCGTGCGTGGTCGGCGGAATCGCGTCAGACGTTCTAGTACGTCCAGCGAGTGAATCAGAAGTCGACTTTCACCGAAAAAGGCTTCAGAGCGAGCATTCCTCGATCATGGCAATCCTTACCCGCGTCGGCAAGAAGGTCAGCGCCAGCGGTCTACCGACGATCAACGGCAGCGTCATGGCTGACATCGATTTCCTAACTCGACGGCTGGAATTCGGACTTGGTGGCTTCCCGAGGACGCCGATCTGGGCCACGGTAGCAGGACACGTTCAGTCGATGACGGATGGAGCGGCCGTCACAAAGGCATTCGACAATCAACTGAACGGCGACGGTCGGCCACCAGAGACAAAGCACGACTCGAGGACCGCTGCAGACATCAAACACGGCGCTCAGTAGTAGTTTTTCGCCAGCTATCCAGAGCTTACGCCTTGGATTTACCCGATGTCGAGCTTCGGGGCAGGCTGGCTACAGCCCACGGCCTTAAAGACCGTATACTTGTTCCTCACGTTGGTGGCCGCGTTCTTATCCACGGGTGCTTGAAACGCACAATGCGGACATGTGAACTGGCCGCGACGATGCGAACCCTCACTGCCGCAACGTGAGCAGGGTAGGTTGCTCAGCGGATCAACGTAAGCTACGGCGATCCCCGACGCGGCGGCCCGCGACTCGATCCTGTGTCGGATGTTCTCGTAGAACACAGGACCGACAACAGTCGGCAGCTTTCGCCTTGATGGTGACTGGTGGCGGAAGTCCTCAAGTACGATCACCGCTCTCGGACCAACCCAGTCAACCAGGGACTTAGCTGCCGTGCTGCAGAACGTCTTCGTTTGAAGGTAGCGCTTCCGACCTAGCCGTTTGAGGAGCCGGCGAACCGAACGTGTTTCGCGGCCCTCTGCCTTTCGGGTCGAGAGGCGGTCCTCTAGTCTCCTCCTGGTTTTCTCTCCAGACTTCATCATTGCCCGGTGAGCGACGCCTGTTACACACATTGACCGGCCATTCATGTCAATGGCCGCGATAGCATTCACATCGTTTAGGTTCACGCCGACGGGGAGCGCGCCTACGCACTCAGGATCGGGTAGCGTGACTGAGAGCGTTGCGTGGAGCCTACCACGGCTGATAGCTACGCACAGCGCATCGAACGACTCAGCCTGAGCCATTGCGGACTTGAACTGCTGCGGCACAGTAAACTTAAGTCGTTTACGGCCACCGATCGTCCACACTGTAACTGTCCCGTCTTTGTTGATGCTTGCGTCGCGCTTAGCCTTCCCGATTAGGAACATCGCCCTGGGCTTATTGAACTGGATCGGGTCCTTGATCTTGCTATCGCCTCGTTGACCATAGGCAGCCGCGACTGAGCGAATTGCGGTGCACGTCAACTGCGCCTTCAGTGGACCACGAACCCTTGAGTAACTCTTGCGATGGAGGGCAATCGCAGACGAAGCATTAACTAATTTGGCAGCGATTTCTGAAACAGCCTGTTGGATGATTCTAAACGACTCGATGGTCGATCGAAGGTCAGGGTCATCCTCAAGCGTAAGAGTCACTACACGCTGCATCTCTGGATCATACGCACTAGGAGTGGCAGCGGTCAACGGTTAGTGCGCATCCCTTTGAGTCTACTGGACTAATCGCAGTCTTACTATCGACTGATCCTCATGATGCGAGTTAGTATGTGGGCAGTGATGGAGTCACCGCCCAAGCATGGCGCTCGATTTTGGCTATAGAACTGGAAGCGTCGATCTCCTCGACTGGGACGACGCGATGATCCGTGGCTTCGGCGCACTCGAAGACGCGGGCAAGAACCAATTCTATCTGCCTCTCAACGGGATCTTCATCAAGGTCGAAGGCCGCGAGCAGCCGGTTGACCGCGCGTTGGTTGTTTACAAGCGTCCGGAGCCTACGCAGATCACGGCTATTCTGCCGATGATCGCTGTTATTCGAGATTCGATCGTTCCTGCTGAGAACCGTCTTCTCTCCCCGGTCCAGCAGTACCGTCTTCCAGCAGAGGGCGCGCACGCCGTCTCAGCCAATGGTGAGGTCGGCTTCACCAATTACGAGACCAAGGACAAGGAGCAGCCTTACGATCTGTTTTATACGTTCGAGTGCTGGTCTCGCTACAGGACTGTCTCCCAGATGCTCCTCGCGATGGTCATGCGCGCCTTCCCGCACAGAGGCGCCGTGACACTCACCGATAGTATCGGGAATCCGCGCACCTACGCGTTGTTTCAGCAAGGCGTTAATGACCTCACCGACGTAAGCTCCATGGTTGACCGGATCCCGGGCTACGCGCTCTCGATCAAGGCTGAGGCTGAGCTTACCCTCGACAGAACGCCGTTCTCGGCTCCGGCCTTCACCGGCTCAAGAACCAAGACACCACTGCCTGGCGTTTCGAGTGGCCCTGGCGGTTACCAACTTGTTCCCGGCCCTGGCGGGTATGGGCTAGTCCCCGCTGATGCCAACGGTATTCCTCTGGCCGGCGGCGGGGTCGCTGATCCCAATCCGGGACCTGGCGGACTCTATGGTACTGGCCAGCCTATCATTCGCGAAGGCGTATACGGGAGCTGATCCATGAACGCACGTAACAAGACGTTTCAGGTAGTCGCTAAGAGCGCGGTGATGGTTGAGACACCGGACGGAAACGCTGTTAGCTACCCGTCTGGGCATACTTTCTCAGGCAACCCGCTCAATCCACACATCGTTCGCCTCCTCCGGATCAACGCGATCCGTGAAATGTCGGCGCGCGAAATTCCGAACTTCAGCCGATAAGCTGCGAGGAGGCGACCTGTGCCCATAACTGAGTTCAAGTCAGCAGGCGTTTACGGTGTCGAGAAGGCTCCCGCGCGTGCGCCGGACCAGTTCTCGCCAGCTAAGGTTGGGTTTGTTGGGTGGACCCAGAAGGGCCCGTCAAACTACCCCATCCAGGTTCGATCGGTCGAGGACTTCACGCGGGTCTTCGGTCCGACAAACAGCCGTGGTGTCATTCCGCAGCAGATTCGCGGATTCTTTGGAACCGGCGGAGAGCGCGCATGGGTGTCCCGTGTCGCACCGTCCGATGCGGTCGCGGCCCAGGTCTCCATCGATGCGGTTCCCGGACCGTCCAAGTGGACGTTCATTGCCAACGGTGAGGGTACGTGGGGCAACGACCTCGCTATTCGTATTCGTGGCAATCGAAACTTCCTCAACCCGACCACGAATTCGTGGGATAAGTTCGACCTTCTCATCCTCGCGCCATCCGACTTCAACCCGGCGTTCTTGGACGCGGTCGAGACCTACGAGCAGGTCCAGTTCGATGATCCGTCGCAGGCGGACTATCTCATCAACGTAATCGCTGACCCGCGCAAGCCTAGCCTTCTGGTCAGGACGATTGTCGGTGTTGGTGGCGTGCCGTCGGCCATGCTTCCGACTGTCGTGACGAACGAGTCTATTGGAACTGGCGGCGGGGCACCCCTTGCATCGCGGTTCATGGCAACGCTCGCGAACGTACCTGTGCTTGAGAACACGCTCGCGATCAAGGCGGTGTCTGGGACGACGAAGTACTTGCCGACCGCGCCAACTACCGGCGCAATCAACGGCGTGAACACGGCCTTCACTCTTGCACTCACCAACATTTCAGTGGTTGAGGGCTCAGCCAGACTCTTCTATCAGAAGTTGCTGGTCACGAATGAAGTTCTGCCGGCCAGCTCCGGTCTGATCAACGGCGTCAACAAGGACTTCATCTTCAGTGCTGGTGTGGTCAACAACCCGCTCCACCGCGACATCGTGTCGTTCAAGTTGAAGTACGCCTTCACAGCTGTCTCGACGCCAGCGCTCGCGGTGATCGGCGCTCTGCCGGCCACCTATGTCCTCGGAACGACACCTCTCACCGGTCCTGTCCACCCCGGCACAGTGACGATCTCTGTGAACGTCAACGGCATCGGACTCGCGACGATTACCGACGATGGCGCCGGTGTCCTGTCTGGAACACAAGGTGCGCTCCCTCTTGGCGGCACGATTAACTACGTCACCGGAGCGATGACTGGTACGACGGCGGCGCTCACGGCCCTCTCTAACGTGGCCGCGAACTACTACCAGTCGAACATCATTACGAAGTTCCGGGTTCAGACCCTTGAGCTGACGGCGATTGTCGGTCCGTGGGCCGCTGGCGACGCGCTAACGCAGGGTGCAGCAACGGGCACCCTGTTGTCGCTCGTGTCCGGCGTGGCGCGTGTCAAGGTTACATCGGTCGCGGACTTCGCCGCTGGCGCGATCGTCAATCTTACTGCACCGGGAACAGCCACAGCCACACTCGCCTACTTCAATGATCTTGAGGTCGGTGTGCCGCTTAACGGATCGATCGACCCGCTCGGTATCAACACTGTTGACCTAGTCAACAGCCAGACCGCTAACATTCCAACGTCTGGACCTATCGACGTTAAGACGCTTGTGGCGCCGGCAGCCGGGACTTTCTTCTACGTTGATTACGTAGTGCTCGGAAACGTTTACTCGAACACTACAGGTGGATTGCTCGGCGACGCGTCTACAGCGTCGACGGTCAACACTGACACAGGACTCGTCACCCTTGTGACGACAGCTGCTCCGCTCACCGGTTCGACGATCGATGTTTACTACCAGACCGGCCAGTATGCCTACGACAACGGCCTTGGTGCGATCGTAGGCGACGTGAACGCGGCCGGCGTCAACACGATCGACTACAACGTAGGTTCGCTCGACTTTACGTGGGCGGTTGCGCCTCCGGCGGCTACTCCGATCACAGCGTCCTATGTGAAGCTTGCTCAGGCCATTCAGTTCCAGCTGGCCGGTGGTCTGGACGGCACGGTGATCTCGCGTAACGACATCTCGAACCCGACTATTGAGGCGAGTCTGAAGGGCATCTACGCGCTCGACCTTGTCGAGGAGCCCCTTAACGTCGTCGTTCCGGACTTTGAGGGCAGCGCATTCGTCCAGGCCGATATCGTAGATTTCTGCGATGCACGGCAGGACAGGTTCGCGATCTTCTCATTGGCTAACGGCACGACGGTCGGCGAGGCGATTCAATACGTGTTGGTCACGCAGGCTTTCGACTCGAAGAACTGCGCGATTTACTTCCCGAACGTCTATTTCGTCAATGACGCGACGGACATCGTCGAACTTCTTCCGGCGTCGGGCTTCGTAGCTGGCGTTTACGCTAAGACAGCCCGGAACAAGAATATTGGCAAGTCGCCAGCCGGTATTGTGGACGGCGCGCTGGACGCAGACGGAGTCGTTGGTCCGGAAATCAAGCTCAGCCGTACGGACCAGGACAACCTCTACCAGGCCCGTATCAACCCGCTCCCGACATCGGCCGCGACCGGCTACATCGTCAACGGCGCGCGGTCTCTCGCGAAGGAAGTTCGGTGGCGCTACATCAATGCGCGCCTCCTCAACAACTTCCTAATGTACACGACGAAGCAGCAGCTCCAGTGGACGGTGTTCGAGAACAACGGACCCGCCCTCTGGCAGAAGATCGAAGCGGCGCTCAAGGGCTACTACAGCTCGCTGTTCCGCCTCGGTTACTTTGGTGGGTCGACGCAGGAGACGTCCTACTTCATCAAGTGCAACGCCAACAACAACAGCCAGGCATCGATCGACCAGGGCAAGGTCATTATCGACATCGGCTTCACCCCGGGGAAGCCGGCTGAGTTTGTGATATTCACATTAACGCAACCCGCTGGCACTGCTACAGGTTAGGACGAAAAGTTAAGTCAAAGACAAAATAACTAACCTGACAGCTTGACACAATCATAGCCTCCTGCTATCCTTCACTGGTGGCAGGAGGCTATGCGTTTTATGGCTAAGCTCACAGAGGCCCAATACGAGGTCATCTTTAGCGGCTACGCCGCCGGGATTTCTATCGCGCAATTAGGTCGCGATAACGGTGTCGCTGAGCAAACAATCTGGAAGGCGCTCAGTAGACGAGGCCTCATTGTCCGGCGTCGTAAATCCGGTCACAAGCTGACAGAGACGGAGATACTGACGGCTGTCGGGCTTTATCAGGTCGGTAAGACGACCAAGGAGATTGCCGGCCAGCTGGATTGCACTGAGCAGGCTGTTGATAGACACCTTAGGCTGCGCGGTATCTTGCTTGGCCACGCGGCCAAGAAGCTCGCGAGGGTGCCGCAAGCGGTGCGGGACCAGATTGCCGCACTCTATATCACCGGTAAGACTGGTGATCAGATAGTCGCGATCATCAACAATCCACTCGCTACCAGAGCCGTTGTCTATTCTGAGCTGCAGCGCCGTAGGTTGACGAACAACTCAGCCGGCAACCACAATCGTGGCCTGTTTACCGATCAGCCTGACAAGAAGAGCGAGATTGTAAGGCTCTATCAGAGCGGGTGGTCGGTAACAGCACTCGCCCAGAACAATGAGTGCTCCGCCGATCCGATCAAGAAGGTTCTCCGTGACCACGGTGTCGAGGTCCGCTCATTTGATGAGGCCACCGGCTTCAAGTGGTCCGATAAGAATGGCCGCGTTTTCCACATGCGATCAATGTGGGAGATCAAGACGGCGATCTGGCTAGACCAGCAGGATCTCAAGTGGAACTACGAAGAGTGCGGCTACGACATCGGAGATGGCCACGTCTACACACCCGACTTCTGGCTCTACGACAGCACCAACACGCTCACCAAGATTATCGACGTCAAGGGTTGGTTGCGGCCCAAGTCAGGCGAGGCCATCGAGAAGTTCAAGCTCACACAACCGACGCTGCCGTTCGAGATGTGGGATGAGGCCGCGCTTGATGCCAAAGGTATCCTTGCCATCGTCGTTCCAGGCGACACTGTAGCGCCAGGACCAAACGTCCCATCCCATGTGAATGCCACAACTGAGCCTGAGCGCGACAGCATCGCTGCTCTCTACACCAGTGGCCTTACGGTCATGCAGACGGCCGCGAAATCAGGCCGCTCCAACACGACGGTCGAAGAGATTCTCACTGAACGTAACCTGTTGCGGGGAAAGGCCAAGAGCCGGCTTCTTCGTGTGCCGCAGGAGGTCCGCGACGAGATCGCGCGTCTCTACTCCACTGGTTTGTCGGTTTCAGCGGTCAGTAAGGAGCTGAAGGTGGGCCGCGATGTTGTCTACGGTGAGATCACCAGGCGCGGTATAAGCAGGTCTAGAGAGAAGACCGCATGACACACGAGGATAAGGGCTACAACGTGCAAGACGTTCTTAGAGAACTGCGCGAGCTTGCTGAGGAAGATGCACGTAAGAGCAGTGCAGAGCACAACATCCTCAGCCAGCTGAGAGAGCTTGTCGATGAGCAGATCTGTATTG